TTTTAGGTCCTTCAACAACATATGCTGGAGGTGGTGGAGGAGCTACTTATAATAATACCCCTGGTGCAGGTGGTGCTGGTGGTGGAGGAGCAGGAGGTGGCGCGTGTTCTCCAGGAAATGCTGGCACAGCTAATACTGGTGGTGGAGGTGGTGCAGCTCCAGGACAAAACTGTGTAACTGGCGGACAAGGTGGTTCAGGAATTGTTGTAGTTAGAGTACCTTCTCAATTTACTTTAGCAGGAACACCAGGTCCTGCATTTACAGGATCAACTCATCCAGGAGGAGATAAAATAGGTAAGTTTACAGCATCTGGGACATTGACAATAGCACAGGCATAGATTATAAATTAAATTTTAAGGAGTAAAAATATGGCACATTTTGCAGAATTAGAATCAAAAACAGATCCAACAGGTTTTACATCTGATACACATTTAGTTGTAAAAAGAGTGGTAGTTGTAGCGAACGATGAAGTTCCTTCAGACATGCATGTTGATGGAGAAACATGGTGTATTAATTTTTTTGGTGGTGGTACATGGAAACAAACTTCTTATAATCATAATTTTAGAAAACAATACGCAGGAAAAGGATATGTATATGATCCTGTAAAAGATAAATTTTTAATACCACAACCTTACGCTTCATGGTCATTGGATGATAATGATGATTGGCAAGCACCAATAACTTATCCATCAATTACTGATGATGGTCAAGCAACACCAGAATGGCGTTATTTAATTCATTGGAATGACACAAAATACAATGCTGACAACACAAAAGGTTGGGAAGCAACTAAATCAAACGACGAATCGGAAACACCAACAGTTTACGACTGGAATGGCACAGCTTGGGTGTCCGAATAGGAGGACACTAAATGCCTAGAGGCGGCGGTACACCAAACGGTGGAGTAATTGGAAAAGCGAATGTAAGTTCGTTTGGAAAATGCACCCAAACAGTTCGAACATCAGGAACACCAGGTATCACTACACAACCAGGAACAAGAGTAGTTAATACATTAATTGTTGCAGGTGGTGGAGGCGCAGGTGGTGGTGCATCTCGTGCAGGTGGTGGAGGTGCTGGCGGTGCAAGAAATCTTTCAGGTATACTTACAGGTGGTAACAATATAGGAGCGGTTGTTGTTGGAGCTGGTGGTGCAGGTGGTAATCCAGAAGTTGTGGGTACTCAAGGATGTAATTCTTCAATCGTAATTAATTGTACAACATATATATCCACTGGAGGTGGTGGAGGTGGTGGCGGAGGCCAACCAGATGCAGACGGAACTGGAGCACCAGGAGGTTCTGGTGGAGGTCCTGGTTCAAACGTAATTAATAGAGCAGGTGGTTTAGGTAACCAAGGTGCTTTTGATCCACCAGAGGGAAACCCGGGTGGGGTAGGAAACGTATCAGGTCAAAATTGTACCGCAGCAGGTGGTGGTGGACATGGAGCAGTAGGTGGTAATCCACCAGATGCAAATACTGGAGGTACTGGTGGTGCAGGAACAGATTTTAGTCCAAGTTTTCCAGGAGCACCAAACTCAGGAGTTTATGCAGGTGGTGGCGGTGGTGGCGCAGGACCTACTGGTGGACCTGGAGGAACTGGTGGTGGAGGAGATGCAACTAGTGGATCACAACCAGGAAGAAATGGTACAACAAATACTGGTGGTGGCGGTGGAGGAACAAAAAATACAGCCTCTCCAGTGCAAGGTGGTAATGGTGGTTCAGGAATAGTTATCGTAAGAGAATTAACAAAAGCAAGTGGTATGTGGTCAATGCAAAGTCAATTTAGTGCTAGGTCTAGTGGAACATGGCCAGTTAAATTATATAATTTAACAGCTGCATTATTAGTTGTAGGTGGTGGCGGTGCTGGAACAGGTGGAGGTATCTCTGGAGGTGGTGGAGGTGGAGCCGGTGGTATGGTTTTTGCTCCAATGTGTACTGCAGCTGTCACAGATTCAGAAACAAATGTAATACCTATTACCATAGGTGCTGGAGGAACTGGACAACCAGGACCTAATGCTGCTGCTGGTGTAGGTGGTTGTACTTATTTTGGTCCTTGTAGTTCATTTTTTGCTATTGGTAAAGGTGGTGGTGGAGGTGCACCGGCTGCTGGTGGATCAAGAGCAGGTAACCCAGGAGGTTCTGGTGGTGGAGGTGGTGAAGGTGGTACAGGAAATCCAAGTCCAGATCCAGCTGGAGGATCAGCAACACAACCAAGTCAACCAGGTATATCTGGTAGTTCAGGTTTTGGAAATCCTGGTGGTACAGGTACTTGTCACGTTTGGTCAGGTGGTGGTGGAGGTGGAGCAGGTGCTGCAGGACAAAATCACCAAGGAAATTATCCAGGCAGTGGTCAAGGTGGAAATGGTGGAGCTGGTAAATCAGTTACACCAATTTTTGGATCTGCACCTCAACCCTTTTATCTACCTAATCAATCTTGCACAGGTAATACTGCTTGTGGTACATTTGCAGGTGGAGCTGGTGGTGGTGGAGAATATTCTCCAGGTGCTGGAGGATCAGGTGGAGCTGGTGGTGGAGGTAAAGGTGGTAGTGGACCTAGTGGAGCTGGTGTTGCAGGTAGACAAAACTCTGGTGGTGGTGGAGGAACTATAGGTTGTGGTGGTGCAACAGGGCCTGGAAAAAATGGTGGGTCTGGTATAGTTCTTGTAAGAGTACCAAATTCTTACTCAGGAACTTTTACAGCATCTCCTTGTACTAACACTATAACTACACAACCGTGTGGAGCTAAAGTTGCTGCATTTACAGTTTCTGGTAATTTGACTATTTCATAATAAATGTTATATTAAGTTCATAAAGATATATGAACCTTAGAAATTATTATTGGTATTTTCAATCAGTTATTCCTTCTCGTATATGTGATGATATTGTAAAATATGGTCAACAATTACAAGATCAAATGGCAGTCACAGGTGGTTATGGTGATGGTAAAAAATTAAACCAAAAACAAATAAAAGATTTAAAAACAAAAAGAGATTCTAATATTGTTTGGATGAACGATAGATGGATTTATAAAGAAATACAACCTTTTGTGCACCAGGCAAATTTAAATGCAGGTTGGAATTTTGATTGGAGTTTTTCTGAGTCTTGCCAGTTTACAAAATATAAAAAAGGTCAATATTATGACTGGCATTGTGATAGTTGGGATAGACCTTACATAAGAGAAAATCCAAATGATCCATCACATGGTAAGATTAGAAAATTATCTGTAACAGTAACATTATCAGATCCAAAAGATTATAAGGGTGGTGAATTAGAGTTTGATTTTAGAAATCTTGATCCAGATAAAAAAAGAAATATACATAAATGTAAAGAAATATTACCTAAAGGATCTTTAGTTGTATTTCCTTCTTTTGTATGGCATAGAGTGTGTCCAGTTAAAAGTGGAGAACGTAACAGTTTGGTGATTTGGAATTTAGGGTTGCCATTTAAATAAAGGAGAATATGAAAAAGAAAAAAACTAAAAAACAAAAGATACAGTCTTTACCAAAACAATTACAATTAGAACAATATTTTGCATCACCTATATGGTGGGCTGATGAACTTAGTTTTGTTGATAAATTAAACAAAGCATCAGATCCTTATATAGAAGCAGCAAAGAAAAATTTAAAACCAACTATTGATGAACGTAATAAAAAGTTTGGTAATAAAGGTGATATGGGTCATGTGTTTCACTCTACATCTTTAATTGATGATCCTAATTTTTTGGAATTACAAAATTACGTAGGTGCAACTGCACATAATTTATTAGGTGAGATGGGTTTTGATTTAACAAACTATCAAGTGTTTATAACAGAATTATGGGTGCAAGAATTTGCACAAAAAGGTGGTGGGTATCATACATTACATACACATTGGAATGGTCACATGTCTGGTTTTTATTTTTTAAAAGCTAGTGAAAGAACATCAATGCCATTATTTGAAGATCCTAGAGCAGGAAATATGATGAATCTTTTACCAGAAAAAGATAAAACAAAAGTAACCTTCGCATCTACACAGATAAATTATAAAGTTAAACCAGGTCGTATGATATTCTTTCCATCATATTTACCACATCAATATGTAACAGATATGGGCTACGAACCATTTAGATTTATACATTGGAATTGTCAGGCCGTACCAAAAGGAGTTTTAAATGTCATTCAAAAAAAATAAATATAGTGTTTTAAAAAGAGCTATCTCAAAAGAGTTAGCAGACTTTGTATATAAATACTTTAAAAATAAAAGAAACGTTGCAAGAGTATTATTTGATTCAAGATATATTTCACCTTTTACAGAGTACTGGGGTGTCTGGAATGATGAACAAGTTCCAAACACTTATTCAAACTATGGTGATACTGCAATGGAAACTTTGTTACAAGAAGTAAAACCTGTTATGGAAAA